CATGCAAGCACTCATCCATCGTTTCTTTCTTCCTCAATAAGATATTGGTAAGCATATCGGCCTCCTCAAGTGAGAGTTGTTCATCAGTACCACCCATAGCACTCATCACAACAGCAGACATGGCATCGTCAATATCTTTCTGTGTCTCAAGCTTCTTTCGATACCGAGCCTTAGAATATGTCTTTGCTTTCTCAAGTGGTGCCGCCCTATTTAAACAGAAATACAAAGCCCTATCATCTCCACCCTCCAATGCTCTTTTCTTTACCATAGCAATCATCTGCTCAATCGCTTCAGCACCGAGCAATGCCGTAAACATAGATGATGTAATGTATTTGATTTCCATGTCGTTATTGATTGTTGTTTCAATAAGCTGTTTATTCCGCATATGAGGTGAAATCCCTTTGTTCTTTCTTATCATAACTAACATATCTCAGATTGACTCTGCAACGAATATATCTTATATTAATTATATCAGGACGGGTTAACCCTGATATGTATCAACTTGATCGTAATGATCACAACTGTATCAAAAGGAAACTAACCATGAATATAACCAAACAGGAAACAAGGCATCTCTTGTCAACCAAATCAGACATCGGATCATTTAAGTTTGTTGATCTCACATCGCATTCATTGAGTGACTTCGGTTCTTTCTTCAAGGATCACATCCTTACCTTTCAATCAAACAACACCTATTTCAGAACACATATATTTGAAGATAAATGCGGCGCTTTGTTCTTTGATTATGACAATAATGACAATACGTTCATTCATTGTGATGAAGCTATAAAAATTAAAAATAACTTATATGTTAACAAAGACATATTCTCAAACAGCGAGGCAGCGTAACCATGTTTAAAACAGATTTTGCAACATTTGAAACTTTATTTATGGAAGAGCTCGACGACGCTCTTCACTTCCAACTTTCACTTATGAATGTTCCCGAGGAACAATACGATGATATGTTTGAGCTTTTAAAAGTGGCATCACTTGCTGACTTTGAGCAAAACAAATGGTCTGAGTATCAGGATTGGCTCCATGAGCAAAACCCTTCTGAGAATCGTTATTAGGAGATTATCCATGAAAACCTTACAACAATACATTGATGTGACCACGTATGACGAAGTTCTTAGTGTCATACACAAATGCAATATATTTGACGGTGACGATGATTTTGACGATATGTTTGACCGTTTAAAAACAGAGATAATGGACATTTACAATCGTAACTGGGAATATGAATATGAACAATACTGCCGCTTATGTCTTATCATGATGCGCGAATCACAATACCGCTAGGAGGAAATTATGACTGATAATAAAATAATATCAAAATTAAAACTCTGGTATAGATCTTGCATAGCATGGTATATACTATACAATATAGCAAGTTTGTTTATACTATATTTTATGTGTGATGTATTATTAAATACATCTTCATTTGCCATAAAAATAGTTGGCTCAATTTTTTCGTGTTTTGTCATATATCATATGATTTCTTCTTACAAAGAACTAAAAATATTTTCAAAAAAACATCATGCATTTATGAAAAAGAATTGAGAAACAAATTATGACTGATAAAGATCTAAAGAAAGCCCAGATTTGGCGTAAAGTTGCTGTTGGTATTTATTATACATGCATGTGTATATATGCCGTATCAACAACAACAATCTTTTACCATATGTTTAAATTTCCACGGCATGAGATCACACCATTTGGTGTTTTTGATGAGATCTTGTTCTATGGCTTCTGCATTCTTGGCTGTCTTGTACTGACGCTTGTTATGGTTAAGATTTACCATGAAGAAAAGAAGAATGAAGAAGATTTTGAGTGTTACATGGATCGCGTAATCGATTACCATATGAGCAATCGGTGCCAAGGCTAACAGATTATAATTTATAAATTACAACGTATAAAAGAGGACTAAAAAATGACTAAACATGACGAACGCACACAAACATTACTCCAAGAAATCAACACAAAGATCCATGAGCTTGATACCTATCTCAAAGGTGACAAGACGCAAGGCGATGTTTATCTAGAACTTATCAGCAAGGTATTTAATGAAATACGGGATAATTTTGCAATGGTTTCGCATACGGTACCAAGTACTGAAGAAATGTCCGAGTATTTCACGGTATCACAACAACAAACGTTTATTAGCATATTAACTGACTTTCTTCATGACACCGGTGTGTTCCGCCATAAGATTGACTTATATCATTCCGAGATTGTCGAAAATAGCTTTTAAGGAATTGACTTATGACGCATGAATCCATTTCACCCAGCATATTTAACCTGCTTATGAATGACATTATATCCAAATACGTTGTTTTACTCAGATCTATGCCGACAAATGAAGAAATAAACAAATGGGCTTTTGATAAAAGTGATGATGTTAATTTCTATAATAATATTGGACATTTTAATGAAATGATTAAAAGTCTAAATGAAAAAAGCATTAAATATCTCGATAATATGAAAATTTAATCCATAACATATAAATTGTGGGGCAGTTATGAGCACGAAACCAAACCAATTAAAAATAGAAGACTTTGAACACTCCGTTATACAACCTCACCTACAACGTATTCAGAAAGAATCTGATGAGTTCGGTTCTTTCTGGATGAACCATAAGATAGGAATTGTTCTTATCATCTCCACAATTATATTTATAATCTCATTGTTTCCATTCAAAGGAGAAATACCATGAGCAACATCATCGACTTTAAGATAAACAAGTCATTTGGGAAAAAGCCCGTTGCCTCTCATATTAAAGGGATCAGCGAGGAAGAATACGCCGTTTCCTTATTACGACTTCACCGCCTCGAGGGAATGATACAGGACTTGTTGAGTGAACGGGTGCGTTGGATGAATGAACCATCCGATCCACGGATCATTTTACAGCGCATGGAAACTGTTTATGAGCTTCTCAGTGGCCAAAGGAAAGAGTTACCCATTAAGCCACTTGGCTTTTGGGAAAAGGTAAAATATCTATGGAATTAACAGAACAACAAAAAGCATATCTCATTGAGGGAATCAATCCAGATGGATTGGAGCTTATGACAGCAGAACCGCGGCGTTTTGGTCGTACCTATATTATCATTCGTGATAAAGATACCAACCAATATTTTAAGACGTTCTACAGCACTGAGGTTTCAAAGGAAAGCAAAGCCTGGGAATACACTTGGTTAGACCACATGATCCCTGTTATCCCGGTTGAGCAAAAAACCATTGTCTATGTGGAACAGAAAATAGCAGAGAGAAATAAAACATGAGTAAAACAATTAACCTAACCTATGTATCGGGGTTTGATAAGAATCGATTAATGGTTTTTTCCGAAGATGGATCATCAAATGAATTGACCCAAGGAGAATTTAACCAGTTCATGGCAGCCATGAATCATCGAGAAGAACGACTTAAACCACTTCAAAAAAAGTTTGATGATTTTGTTGATAAGGTAAGAGAGCTTCGAGAAGAAATAAATGCGAACGACTATTTTAGAATAAAGGACTAACACCATGAGTAAAGAAACAAAGACAGAACACGTGAGCTTTTATAGCGCATTGATTACCGCACGTATTGCCGTACAAAGCTTTACGAAGAATACAAAGGGGCATAACTACTCGTATGCGGACTTACCGACATTACTTGAAGCGGTCATTGATCCATTGGCAGAGAACAACATTTTTGTAAACTCGATCATATCACCAGAGAACCAAGAACTGCTTGAAGTACGCTTAACCTATGCGTTGACCGGTGAAAGTATCTCAACGTATGTGCCTTTGATTGGGATATTCGCGCCAAAAGATGCTGGCGATCGATTGACCTTGATGCAACGCTTTGGATCAACATTGACCTACGCACAACGCTATGGAATTCAATCGATTCTAGGGCTTTCTGCTGAAAAAGATGATGATGCGGCCAGTGCTTCTCATACACACTCAAAGAAACCGTCCATGCCACCACCGTTAGCGCCATCCAATAAAGGAATGCCTTTTTCTAAGTCACTTCCTCCCGTTTCCAAGAAAGAAGTTGTTCCTGGTGATCAGGATCTCATAAATGAGATTACCCACTTATGGGAATTGAAGAGAGAAATCTGCATGAATCAAGACCCAGTCCGTGGTGAAAAGATTGTAAAGCATATTGAGAATTTGTTTATGGGTGTGCCTGCCGATAACTTATTGAAAATGCGTGACTACTTAAAAGATTTAAAAGAAGTCATTACCAGTGTTAGCTTAGAGGAGGCAATCACCGAATTCGCTGCTTAGAAATAAACCACTGATACCATACATTTAGAGAAAGAGACGCACATATGTCAGGAAGTTTAAACAAAGTAATACTCATGGGTCATGTTGGACAAGATCCGACCATCCAAACCTTTAATGATGGCAATAAGATGGCCAAGCTTAGTATTTGTACCACCGAGAAATGGACAAATAAAAAGAACAATGAGAAAGTTGCGCAAACTGAATGGCATAAAGTGGTTGTCCATGTTCAAAGCATGATGCCCTACATAGAAACCTGGGTTAAAAAAGGATCTCATGTGTATGTGGAGGGTATCTTGAAGAACCGTCCTTTCAATAAAGATGGCGTAGAGAAGGTAATTACCGAGGTTCACGTTAAAGGATTTAACCATACCCTCATGACCGTTAGTTTTCCTAAAGGTAGCTCTGAAGTTCCCTCTGAAGGAAGCTCTGAAGTTTATTATGGGAATGATGACGTAAATGATTTTTAACTGATTAATTAAAGAGGACAAACACATGAATATGAACGAACTTGTAAAACAAAAGATTGCTCGATTACCAAGAAAAATCGTTGTTAAACGGAAAGCAGAAGATCCACGGATAAAACAACTTAATATAAAGACCACTCCCGAAATTCATCTCTATATGAAGAAACAATCCATGGAACTTGGGCTACCCCTCCGTGATCTTCTTGGTGTCATTCTCGAATCTTATGTTGAGAATGAACAGAAATAACCTTTCCATAAAAAATTGCTTAAGAAAAGAGAGTGGCTTATCCTTTCTTAAGTAACTTTCTACATGAAAGTAGATTTCTATGGTTCGTTTTATTTGTACACTCCTTACCCTATTCCTTGTCATTGGTTGCAGTAACCTTGGCACTGACAAAATACCTTGCGGCAAAAAGATTGAAGTTTTCTGTGATCCTTGCATTATCCCGGATCATTCGGAGAACTATAATAAAATCCTAACTGCCCTTGATAAACAAAATGAAAGGATTAATGAACAAAATGAAATATTAAATAAATTTATGGATATCAACACAGAACAACTTGAAGACGCTGTATTGTGTTTATCAAATAAAATAGAAATAACAAATGAACAAAAAGGAATAAACCATGAATAAATTTAAAACCACACTTATTATCCTTGGAAGCATATCAAGTGCTTTCTCAATGGAATCATCTTGGGAAAGAGGCCTTGCTCATTCGTATAGTCCCTGTGCCTATCTTCCGACGCATATTCAGAACATGGAAGAAACGGCCGATGATCTGGCTTACCGAATACAAGATGAATTTAATAAGAAATCTGGGAACACATTAAAACGTCATTTCAGGGAGAGAATGGAAGGCAAATACCAAACATACGTTAATGGTAATAGAACTGAAGTAACCTATGGCGACTGGAATGCATTATTAGAGCGCTGGGAACAATCAACTATGGAAGCCATTGGAATATTTGTTAATAAACTCCAAACTTACCTTGATGATTATGCTCTGGACTATAAAGAACATCCTGCTTTTGAGACAATGATGCTTGAAAATAAGCTATCCATTGAACACAACTTTTATGAAACACTATCCATTAGAAATTAACTTAAAGAAAGAAATGACCTATGAAAAAATTTAAAACAACACTTCTCCTTCTTGGGAGCATCTCTCTTGTATCGGCAATGGATGCACAGGACAGAGCCGAACAAAAGTCAAACAGCCCTGTCATTCACGAAAACAGCCAACGGGTGAATGAAACTGTTGATGCATTTTATCGCTGCGAAAACTATGAGGAATTCAAGAATGAAGTAAGCCTCATCCATGATTCGCTTATAGAAATACAAGATGGCTTTTTCAACTTCTATTTAAAAGAGAAAGTTGCTTATACAAAGTATGAATATTATTCAATGGGATCCCTTCCAAATAGAGTAAAACAACAATGCATTCAACAATCGTTGTCCATTCTTAATAATACATTCCGTAATACCCTTCAGAATCGTGCGTATCGTGACGGCGTTCCTCATCCTTTCCTTGAACGATACTTTGCAGAAGAAGGATCTTCCTATGAAGTTCCAGATCTTTTGACCGAGAAATATATCACAAGAGAAGGGAAGTAACCCATGAAGAAGCTACTACTCATTACCATTTGTCTATCTTCAGTAGTAATGTCTATGGATAAAGAATTAATACGGCAAGGATCCTCTGAAGGGCAAACCGATATTGCTTTGTTTCTTACCGATAAAAAGATGGAAATAAAAGAGAAAATCCAAGAGATTCTGCAAGTAGACAATCCTTATGATGAAAACGATCCAAATAGCCATACAGACAGATTCATTAATGAATATTTTGCATCATTATCCGATTTCATGTATGAACTCTTCTATGAGAATCTTGAGGAACATATGAAGTCAGAACTCGTAGAAAGTGAAATACTTCGTTACATCGATAATTACATAGATCAATATAAAATTGATCATTACAATAATAGAAAATAAATATAGAGAACTAGGTACTCATGATCTCAAATTAGGGATTGTGAGTACAATATCATAAGGGGGCAGTCATTGAGGGCACGTAAATATTTTGTTGATAAAGATATACGTAGTGGATATCTCGTTACAACTGGAATAATAGTCAAAGGAAAATATGAGATGAAATGCGACTGTGGCCGAGTGTGCTATGTCGCTGGGGAGCATGTAAAAAATCGTTACAGTTGCGGGGATAGTGAGTGTTCTTTTTTTCGTTTGATTGCACGTCAAAAGAATTTTATCCATGGAAATGCAGGTACACAAAAAGACCATACATTGCGATCAAAAGAGTATCAGGCTTGGGATGGAATTAGTCAAAAGATGAGACGTATTTACGCAATGAAACCAGATGCTGAAATTGGAAACTTTCTTGATTTCATAAACGTCATTGGCTACGCACCGTCTCCCATTCATCGGCTCTGTCGGATTGACACATTAAAACCATTTACCCATGACAATCTCGAATGGCGAATCTCTAAAAGACAGAAGAGGCTTCGACAAGAAATAGTGACTGACTAAATTTGACTAATGGTCATTGACTAAAATGATCATTGACATATTTCATGGTGTAAAGCTCTGGAACTTCATGCTCATTAAGTTGCAAATGTCCTGGGTCTTTAAAGGTTGTAAAGTTAAACCCTGAAGTAAGACCAAGCTTAGTGGCTTCATTGGCCAATGTCCCATACAGCTCATACGAACCGGATGCATCATTGTTTATAAACACGTCGAGAGCACGTCCCCAATTATGCCAGGAATAGCCAGGGATCGCATGTGTACAGATTTTTGTACTCATCTGCGCACCAGCCGATTGTATGGCGTCAGCGAGTGTTTTAAACCCACTGCGTGTGAGCGCTTGGATTTGGCCTTTAACAAGGGTTGAACTTCGTCCTTGGCGCCACAGCTTCCCTTGATTTGTCAAACTACGAAAGCCGCTTTGAGGTTGAAGTGTGTAGCCCAGACCCGTCATTACGGATGTAAGTTCTGTGATCTTTTCGTTAAATTCTGGATCAAGCAATGTGAAGTCAACCATGTTTTCTACTCATACGAAATATAGTTTTATATTACAGGATTATTAGAAATGGCCATAATTAAAAAATGCTTAGTATGTGAGAATGAGTTTAAAGGAAGGAATCAAACTTCGAAAGTATGCTCTGTACAATGTGCCAATAAATTAAAAATAAAAGACCCTCTTATAAAGAAATGCCCATGTTGCGGAAAAGAATTTACAAAATTAAACAAAGAAATAATATTTTGTTCACAAAAATGCTCTGGCGCAAGTCGATCTAATAAATCCTCTCTTAATTGCAAGGTATGTAATAAAGAATTCCTGGCGACACCAAGTCAAATTAAAAACGAGAAAAAGTATTGTTCTAAGAAATGTTTAGCAATTGCAAATTCAGAAAGAATGAGAGAAAAGGATAAAAAAGAAGAAGATAGATTCTGTGCCGTTTGTGAAAAGAAGCTCGACACATCTAAGAATTATGGAAAATCAATAACATGTTCTCATAAATGCGGAGCTATACATAGATTCAGTCCGAGAATGCATGTTGACATGAACGCGGCAATTAACCGTTTCCTAAATGGCCAAATTGACCTCGATCCAGCGCTCATAATCCCTGACAATAAAATCGAAGGAATATTTAATCTTAGCCTTATTAATTCAATGAATATCGGCGATGATGTCACCGTATTTTCCATTAAGAAATAAGCCGTAAAACGCTTTAAAGTGATTCTTATCCAGCATAACACGTGCTATAAGGAGTGTATAGCGATGGTGTTAGTGGCTTCTGATCCTATATCCAAAGACTATCGGGCTCATGCGATCCTCTAAATGCTGTTAAAAGATCCTATCGGGTATATCAGATACTAATGATGTGAAATGCGGGTATTGGCAGTCCTGCTCGTGATGAGCCCACTAACATAATATTAGCGCAAAAAGTCCCCCCGTAAGAAATAACCACAAAAAAGACAGGGGGAATTAGTTCCATTTAACCTTAAAAGGAGTCATATATTCTCATAAATGACTTCATTAGTGTAGGTTACAGAACCCATTCCCGTCAAGCCACAATCTTTATCTTAAGTGTATCAACCACATCTCGATAATGCGTCTGAATGTAATCCTTCTTAAACGAAGATCCCGCTTTCATACACAAATTGTATTCCTTATCATCCTGAATAATCCGAACCTCGTTACCCATAAACCAGGACATCCACGCACGCTTTGCGCCATCCTCATCGGTCATGCGCCTAAGTATTCGTAGAATAGACTCATCAATATTCGATTTGGGCTTCTCTTCAAGCATCTTTTCCTGTGGCGAGGAATTTCTCATCATCCGCGTCATCACGCTTCCGCCCATTGATTTTTTGAAACTTCCTGACATTTCTTCCTGTTCGCCCATGATTTCACGCATACGCCGATTATACTCGGCCTCGGTCACGGGCTGTCTATACCAATCACAGGATTTGCTCAGGAAGGTGATACGACGCTCCCACACCCTGAACCAATTCATGCTAATCGGGTTAATCTTGGTCTCGTGGACATCTTCCCACCAAAACTGACAGAAATCCTTGAAAATCCACTGTTTGTGGTCTTCGTGAATGCCGCGATCATCCATCACTTTTTCCCAGGCCGGGGTGAGATCGGTGTTATAGGGCAGTTCCATACCCCGTAAATGCCCGAATTCTGCACGTACAGTGCGATTTAGCTTCTTTTGCTCAGCCTTGGTCATTGTAGGGAGAAGATCAGCGTAGGCGTTTAATTCCTGGAGAAGTTCAATTTTCCCAGTACGCTTGAGCTCAATCTGGCCAATCAGGTCGTTCTTGAGGGACTCTGGAAAGGATTCCTTTTTCACCTCCGAGATCTGTGCACCAAGCCGCCCTACTTCTGCCTCTAAAAAGGTTTTAATCTCTTCAACACTGGAGACCTTCGAAGAAGGCTCCTCATTAGGCTGCTCAACCGAGGTTTTTGCTATATTATTAAGATTAACTTCTTTCTCTGTAAGAGGAAGAAGGGAGCGTAAATTTTTCGTGCATAGAGAGGAAGATTGAGAAGGCTCTTTCTTCTTCTTTTTATGAATAAATTCAGGATCTAATTCCATGATTTTATCATAGTGAATGATGTACGTATTCTTAGTCCGGATACGCCCTTTTTCATTAATGTAGTTTTGACCAATGATCGTAATTAGTCCCATGCTTTCCAGTTTATTAAGCCCATTTTGAACCGTCCTTACCGTTCTACCAATTAGGCTCGCAAGATGACATTGGGGTGCTTTGCAAAAATCTTTTCCTTCTGCCAGGTGCATGATTGCGCCAAGGACAGTTGATGCAGTGTATCCAGATCTTTTGTGGAGAGAAATATTTACGAGTAACGCCATATCACACCCCCTTCCCAAACTTTGTCACATATTTGTTAAAATCAGGGCAGAGTGCATATATTTTATCATAATGGATAATATAGGTATTAATTCGTTTAGTACCTTCTTGTCCTGATGATTTAATAAGATCGTGTTCTATAAGAATTCTAAGAGCATTTCGTACTGATCTCACGCTAACATCGATAAGATTAGCAAGGATTGATTGTTTAGCTGATACATCAGGATTTCCTTTTGATAAAATAATTAATTTATCAAGGATGGCCGAAGATATGTGCCCGACCTCACGACCGAGTGAGTAGTTAACAATTATTTTTTTCATTAGGGTTCCTTTTCAAATACAGGACTATGCCTGGTTAAAATGTGGAGACCTCTTAAGAAACTTGACTCTTAGCTCAAAACAATATATTTATCGTGATGAATTAAAAATTCTCTTTTCATAGGGTCTGATGATTTCTTTTCATAAGTTCTGGTGATTTAGTTACTTAGAGTTTCATGGGCATCCTTTCTTTTCTGAGGGTTTTTTAGTTTTAACTTTTTACAAGGAAGTTATTTTTTGGTTTTAGTTCGTGTTTAGTTCTGAATTTGAGAGTGGTTATCTCAAACATCATCGAAATGCTATCACGAACAATGCCTTTTAAGAAGTGTTTAATTTCAAATTTTCCACATATTTTTTCCTAATACCACGCATTTAACTGTTTAAATGACGCAACAATACCCTATAATAATGGCATCTTATTGCCAAGATGAGGATTTTATGCGCAAACGATCCACTCCCTTCATTCGACATATTGATCACTTCGAAACAACTAACGATCCAGAAACAATCCATGATGATATGAATACACATCAAATGGAATGGAAAGTTGAAAATGGTTTCGGCTTTTTAACCCATATCCCGACCACGAAATCCCTTACTGTACGAGCCACAGAATCAATGACAGTGGCCTATAAACGCTATCTAATTCAAAAACTTCTCTCTAAGATAAACCGATCACCCTTAATTCAAGTTTAGAGGACATAAACTTTATGCAAACCAAAAGTGTATTTTATTCGACAGACGCCCGTGAACGTATGATGCGTGGTATTGATAAATTGGCGGAGGCCGTCAAAGTCACCCTCGGACCACAAGGACGTACTGTTACGATTGGCCGGAACTCATATGCCCCTTTCTCTACAAAAGACGGCGTGACAGTCGCTAAAGAATTCTTCCTTGATGATCCTGTTGAAGACATCGGAGCACAAATGCTTAAGCAAGTTGCCCTTCGCACGTCAATTGTGGCTGGTGATGGAACAACGACGGCTACTGTCCTTGGTCAAGGCCTGCTCCGTGAAAGCATGAAAGCAATTACTTCTGGCATGAATCCAATGCGCCTTAAGAAAGGACTCTTGCTCGGCACGGCCATTGTTGTTGAATCTCTTAAAAAACAATCCAAAATGGTTGATAGCAATGATGACCTTCTAAATATAGCTACAATATCGGCAAATGGAGATGCAAGTATAGGAAAAATCATTGCGGATGCATTTAAACATGTTGGCCGTGATGGGTTTGTTAACTTTGAAGAAGGCAATAAGAGCACAACTGAGCTTTCTATCATTGATGGTCTTACGTTCGCGAGCGGAATGCTTGAGCCACACTTTGTTACAAATAACGAAACCCAAACATGCGAACTTGAAAACCCATATATCCTTTTCCATGAAGGTAAGTTCTCGAGCCAAGATAAAATACTCCCAGTTCTAAACCTAATTGCAAATCATTATAATCAAAACCCATCTGAGCCAAAAAGACCTCTTCTCATTGTTGCTGATGATGTGATTGGTACGGCTATTTCTCTGATGGTTAAGAGTTCTTTAAAAGGGCATATCCGATGCTGTTGTGTTCGCGCACCAGCTTTTGGGCATCAACGCACAGAACTTTTGCAAGACATGGCTCTTTTGACTGGAGCGACGCATGTTCCGAATGCACTTGGTAGCAAGCTCGAATCCGTTTTGACAATGTCCATGTTTGGATCTGCTGAGAAAGTGATCATTAGCAAAGACAGGACAACGGTTATTAATGGTCGTGGTGATCCTGCAAAGATTGAGAATCGCAGAAAAGAACTCAATACGTATATTGCGGATCTAAACCAACGCCATGATGTCAGTGATGAACATAAGAAACATGTTGAGATGTGTTCAGCAAATTTCAATGGCATGGCTATGATCTATGTTGGCGGCCGTACAAATGTTGAAACACGTGAACGTTATTTCCGAGTCGAAGATGCCGTACATGCGACAAAAGCGGCGCTTGAAGAAGGAATCCTTCCTGGTGGCGGCCTTGCTCTTATTAAAGCAATCCCTGCTCTGAATGAATTTGTTAGCTCCTCAACAAATCTTAACGAGGATACATTGTATGGCGCTCGACTCTTGCGGAATGTATTATCGGCTCCTTGCATGCAGATTGCTTTGAATGCAGGTTTGTCTGGAGAGTCCATTGTGCGTGATATTGAAAATAACCCATCACCTACTTATGGATATGATGCGGCGGAAGATAAATTCGTGGATATGATCGAAGCTGGGATTATTGACCCAACTAAGGTTGTTCGTACAGCGCTCGAAGATGCCGTATCGGTTGTATCAACATTAATGACGACAGAAGCAATCATTGTGAATTCCGAGAACCAAGCACCGAATCCATTGCAAATGCTTCAAATGGGTTGACAAGGAATTTAGATATTGATAAATTACAAGAACAATGTTTATTTACTCTCATTGTTTGTTAGTTTTTTATTTTAATTTCATTATATTTATTCCTTGTATATATATTTATTCCGAATACTACCACCCCTCTTATCTTTACATCCATTTTGGTAAGAGGGTTTTTTATGACCGGCCGATCAGGTAAAGCTGTCAGCTGGTCGCCTTTCTCATCCTAATAATGATAGTGCATCATCCACAGATAAATATCCTGATGATGGCGTATCCAGATATGAAAGCGCATCATCTACGGACAAATACTTCTGAGCATCGCTTTTCAATGGAGCAAATGCTGATGCTTTAACAACATCCATTGGTTTATTGTGTCTGCGCATTCCACTCTCCAGATAGTCGATTGTATTGCTAATCTGCTTTTGATCTAATGGCTTTCCAGTGTTTAGAATATCTTCAGCTTTTGATGCTTTCGGGACAAATGCTTTTCCTACACGCGTCAAGAGACCTGGACGTGTATTTGTCGTCGCTAACTTTTGTTGTAACCCAAGGCCTTTTTCAAGTTTCGCAAGAGATTCTGCATTGAGTCCTTGTCTAACAACATTCTGTTCTTTTACAGATAGATCTTCAAATGCCTTTTTAAAGATGGGCAAGTCGAATTCGTTCTTATTATTTCCAAGATGATGGAGTGTTCCTTTTGAAATAGCTTCTTCTTTACCATTGCGACGTGTCATACGTTTCACTGAAGATAGAGGAGTTGCACCTTGGTTCAGCTCTTTCATGATCTCTAAAAATGACTTATCAGGGACGCCTCCATGTTGGGTAATCGCATTACTGATAGGGACATCTTCTTTGACATATTTTCCATACTTCTTATTTATATCTGAATATTTGTTGGCGGCATCTGGGTTAATCTTCCTATATGTGTTCCCAATCTCGGTCTTGGTCATACCAGAAATCTGTTTAAGTTGTTGCTTAGGACCAGATCCAATCTCGCCGAATGTTGTCACCGAATCACGCATTGCCTTATCGAAAGCCTGTGCTTCTGGAATACTTAACTTCGGATTTGTGTAACGTTCTGGATGCGCAATAAGAAGCCGCTCTAAATCACCCGACTTTGTTGATGTTGGCATATTCATCATACGGAGCCATGCTTTACCAACAGGTGTTGCAAGATATGCATCTTTTTGCACATCATCCGTAAGACTAAAATAATCTTTGCCCAGAACACGTGATGGTTTTTTCATTAATACATGTGTATCTTCTTTTAGTGTCTTCTTTAAGTCATTCTTTATGGTTTTCTCAATATCTCCGTATTCTTTATTGAAATACATCTTCTTACGATTGATATAGTCTTCAACCCCTTGCTGTATCTCAGCGCCTGCCACATCTTTTGGATACTTGGCAATTTCTTTGCCGCCTGCAAGATCGCTAATTTCTTTTTCAATTCGTGATCGATGAGATGGGGATGCAATTCGTGCTTTATGGGTACGTTCTAGTCCCGTACCACCAAGTAATTCAGAATTTTTGAGATTTGTAGAAACTTTGCCTATTCCTTTTCCCACAAGTCCAGCACCAATCCCGCCTGACAAACTGGCAGCAACAGCTCCCCATTGATTCTCAGGATTATTATTAAGAACAGATTGACCTGCAGCGACACCTACGGCGCCCGGAACACTTGGCTTCAATGCACTTTGCACAAAATTGACTGATTTCTTTACAAGTGAAGGTGCTTCTTTAGCAATATGCTGCGCACCTTTCTTTACAAGTCCGGAACCAATTCCACCTGATGTAGCAAATCGAACAACCTTGCCTACGATCTTATCAGAATCAGTTTTTGGAAGACCGTAATCCCCTAATTCTTTTTCCATCTTCTTTGTAAAACGGAATCGTGCATCTTCTCCTTTTATACCATTGTAAATATCCGCAGCAATAAATGGTAAGTCGGCAAGGTCTGCCACACCGAGAAGCGCTTCACGGAACAACATCTGAGCTTTAGATCTTATAGGTGATTTGTACTCATTTTGACCTTTCATGCAGCGATCCCTTTCATGGCAAGCAATTCTCTTTTCTTTGCAGCTCGTTGCTCAGGAGACATTGCGGCAATAGCTTCAGGTGTTAGGCCTGAAGATAGATTAGTTCCTTCCGGAGATCCAACAGAAGGTTCTCCTGGAGTTTCTGGAATAGGTTGCTTCCTAACTCCGTTTTTCCAATCAACATAATCCTGGATTGTCTCCCCGTTTCGTGCGAGCAAACCTTCTGCAAATTGCTCTCCGCCCTTATGTAAGAGGAGTTCGGTGATCGCCTGATAACGTTTGTTTTTTCCTGTTGATGTAAGATTCGTTGTTATCTTCTTATTTGATTTGGGAGTGTTTTTAGTAGATGCTTTCGCACTTTCCATTAATCTTAATTGTGCGTCAGTAAGTTTTCCTCCACCAATTTCTTTTTGACGTGCATCTTTCCATGAATCGAGCAATGATTTAGTTGCTGTATCTGCATCTTGGTATGCACCAGGAGAGGATACTTCACCTGCGCCAGTAATTGGTGCAAGTAAGGATAGAGCAGACGCCCCCCAACTTCCTATGCTCCCAGAAAGTTCCCCTGTGGGAAGACCTGCTAATGTAGAATCAACATCTTTTGCTTTATTTTCGACATCTTCCCATGCTTCATATTTAGATATTGCTTTCGATATTGCCTGCAAGTCCTTCTCTGTTGGTTGAGAGAGATCTTTTGTCTTACTCATTCTCCCAATGTCTTCCATCGCACGATGATGGGCTATATTTGATTCGGCGACTCTCTCTTTGAGACTATAATCACGGGCATTACGTTCTGATTCCTCCTCACCTTCAGCCATCTTTAACTGACGATCAATAGCGTCTTGACGTTGTTTTCTAAATGATTCGTCCTTCTTATGACGATCTTCAAATGTTCCAGCAATAGCTGTTCCAACTCCTTGGAGCCAGTTTGGTTCCATCCAATCAGGTGTCTTCTGACGTGCAGCAGCCCGGCTCATTACCTCTAATGCATCGGTTGCCATTGGCTGTTCTTCCCGTACTTGATCACGTTCCGCTTGCTCAAGAGCTTTCTCTTTCGCACGTTTTAACTTCTTTTTATAGGAAATACCTTCAGCAATAGCAGCGCCTTGTTCAATCGGAGAAACACCACCACCAATCGCATAAGCACGACGATTCTTCATCATATTCATCATGCCCATAGCACGTTGACGACGAACATCACGTTTCAATTCATCCATAGGTGATTCACGATCAATTACTGACCAATTAATCGCATCTTGAATTGGATCAATTGGATTTAATGTTCCACCAATCGCTTTTTTTACACGCCCACCTTTTTTGAATGGAGATTCTTTTGGCATAAAGTTAGCACCTTGTGAAGCCATCATCTGTCCTTGTGTACTGTAAGGGCTTTGCCATACTTTTCCAGGTAATGTCCCTGTCGATGTTGTTGCGGATGTAACCGGATGTCCAGCCAATATGTTTGAAAAGTTCTCAAGTTTTGACTGATCAAAGCCACGACGTTGATTAAACTCTTGTTCTTGCAATCGAAGACGTTCAGCTTCTTTCTGCTGCTTAACATCACCAAGACGACTCAATGAAGCGGCAAACTTATCTTTATGGGCATAGTGGCTTTCTTGAAGTGCTTTCAGAGCCCTTGTTGCATCCATTTCATGTTGAGCATCCGATATACCCGCTGTTTGAGCAAGTTGCGCTTCTTTGAGTTGGTTTCCTTGATGTTGAAGGGCTGCGGGGATTGTAATCTGCTTGTTCTTTAAACGCATATCATTAAGTGAATTGTTAAGTTCACGGCTATAATTACGGATCGCACGATCTTCATCACGTGCCATATGGCCATGATGACGAACACCAGGGATCGCATACTTATCTCTGATCTTAGGCAGGATATCTTCTTCAAGATGTTCCATTGCACGTTGCCTGTAAATTCGTTCCATCTCATCTTCTTCATCACCCACAAGGCCACGATGCGCCTCAAGCAGTGATCGATCCCGTTTAAGATAAGGCTGGGTAGCATTCATGGCAGGATTACTTGAAATATTCTTAATACGATCCTTAAGCTCGTTATGTTCTTGAAGTGTTTCACCTTGGAATGGATCAATTTCATGCAACCGTATCTGAGCCGTAAGTTGTTCAGGTGTTTCATCAGGCAATCGTTGTCCCATATAAGGTTCATAGGGCTTATTAAGCTCACGAACTCCAAGCAATACTTTCGCCTTGAGAGCTTCCTGGATAAAACGAGGTGATCCTGCAATTTCAGCAACGTTAGCATCTTCTACCCCCTTAATGGCTTTATTGATTTCTTCACGGGGCGCACCTTGTTGAGCCTGGAGACGCTTTAATTGCTCGGCCGCATTTGCTTTATTTTGTTCACGCGCATTGAGTTCAACACCTTCTCGTTCTTTTTCCCGATTATGGATGAGATCACGACGTTCCATGAGATCTTGCAATCGTTGCTGAGAAGTAAGAACGGCTTCTTTTCTACGCTCAGCTTCTTGTGCACTCTTCGGTGGGTTTATCTCAATATCATGTGCTAATGCTGCTCTTCTCTGATCTTCTTTAGCAATCTTCGTCTCAAGATCAATACGTTCTTTCTCAGCTCTCTGACGTTCCTTTTCTACCTTCGCCGCTTCTTCTTCACGCTTAATTTCTTCCTCAAATATCCGGTCTTGTTCTTGCTCTTCAGGTGTCATTTTCCTTGGTTCAGGGATGGGTGTCTCAATAGGAACTTCAACTGGAATGTTATATTTTGCAGCTAATTCTCTTAATTTGTGTATATCTCCGCTATGAACGGATCCTCTAACTCGAGGGTCTGAACCCTTCCCCGCCAACAATTCAGCACGCAATTCATCCAGAGTTTTATCACGTGTTATTGGGATCGTTAATTCAGGGGAAGAAAACTTTGATTCAAATCGAGTCCCTTTAATTGGATTGTTTCCAATATCAGTAAGATCTCTTCTGGCAACTTTCTGCCCTTTTGCCCCAAGACCCCAAGATAGTTTATCAAATAACGCAGGATTATTAAGAACGTCATTCCCTGTTAATGGACGTGTTTTAGGCATAATTAATTCCCCTTATTCACAACTTTTTTGTAATACACATCAAGTCCATGCGCCTTCGGTGGAAGCCCAAGTCCATTTGACATCTTATGATGACGTAATTCTTTACGAATATCACGCAGGATCTTAGATCCTTTTTCGTTCGAACCCTCACCTAATGCACTCACTAAATGGAGATCCGTACTGTGCTCCCCATCAGACAAAGCACATGGAACTTTACGCGGCGTCCCCCCATGAGCAAGGCCGGGATTCTTCAAGATCTCTGGATGAAGCATGTTCTTTTTAATCTTGCTCTCAAACTTACGAATCTCTTTAAAGCCAGCCTTTGTATTGCCATCCCCAAGGTGTCCAACATCGGTTGCTGTCCAAATCCAATCACCCTCTTTACGGGTTTTCTTCAAAGTATCATCTTGACCTTTAGCATCACCTTGATAGGATTCGCTTTGGATCTTTCCACCTTTTTTATAAGCCTGGATCTGTCCGCCCTTCTTATACATCGTCGGCACACCACCTGAAGTATTCACAAATGGACGTGGATAGTATACTTTCTCTTCCAAAGGATCATTCAATGAGCCAAGATTTGCACGAATCTTCTGATTCTGTTCGTCACGAAGCTTGTTATAGTCCTTCATCTCATCTTTCTGGCCACGTTGCGCGAGCATTGCACCACCAGCAAGCATTGCACCTGGAAGAAGATATTTTGAAGCAGTTTCACCAAGACCAAGGAACCCGCCAGATGATCCAAGAATCCCTGGGCTAGATTTAACACCCGTATCAAGACCTGTCTTTGCAAGAGTGCCAAATCGACCAGCCACGCCCGTTACTCCTGGTGTAGAAGCAGCTGCTTTTGGAACAACGCCTGATCCAAGACCAAGACCAAGAGATGATCCAGTACCAGCATTAGCACCTAATGCACCCGCACTCATCCCAAGACCATTCATGGCAGCACCAGCACCAAAAGAATAAAGACCATTCATGGCTCCAGCTTTGAGCATGTCCATACCGAATCCTTGTCCAGTAAGACCTCGTCCAACCATATTCCCAAGACCACCTCCCAATGGCCCTCCGAGCATTGCGCCTGCAACTGTTGCGCCAACACGGACAACACTTTTTAGTGCATTCCCACTAAAAACGTTCCCAATTGATTTGAATGGCTTACTAAAGAATCCATATTCAGGAAGACCATATTGAGGATCACGATCTTCTTGGCCATGAAGTTCGTCCAAAAACTCAGAGACATCTTGCGGCATCATAACAATAAAACTATCTTGCGGATGGTCTTGCATACCCGCTTGTTCCATCTGTTGTAGCGCAGGATCATCATCGGATGGGATAGGTTCAAAAAGAGATCCTTCTTTCAAAGGGTCTTCTTCTTCAGTAAATTCCATAAGCTCATCTGGGAATGGAATTCCTTCCTTCTCCATCTGAGATAAATCGATAAACAGGTCTCGAACCTCTGGATTTCGCAATACTTCACTTAATTTACTATATTCACGAAGTCCCGTTTCAGGGTCAATAGATTGGCCACCTTGCATATAATTAAAGTATTCGATTTCTTCCCTTGAAACGTGCACAGGAATGAGTGTTGGATTTTCATCCTCTTGGAAATCTTGCATGTAGGAACTTAAGAAGCGATCTTTGTCCATAATTCGAGTCCTTTACTAATTAATATCCACCGTATGGATTGTATGTATTTTGGCCATAATCTTGTGCTTGATTCATCATATCTTGCCCATAATTCTGAGCTTGATTGTACATTCCTTGCGCTTGATTTAGTCCATTTTGGCCATATTGTTGTGCCCGGTTCATCATATTCTGGCCATAATCGCGCGCTTGATTTCCATAACCTTGTGCTTGACCATAGAGACCTTGTCCATAGTTTTGAGCTTGATTATATGTATTCTGAGCTTGATTCTGAGCCTGCCCATATGCATTTTGTCCTTGATTATACATGTCTCGGCCATAGCTCTGAGCTTGATCCATCTTGTTTTGACCGTAGTTCTGAGCTTGATTATAGGCATTCTGACCGTAGTTTTGAGCTTGATTCATTCTATCTTGGCCGTAATTCTGAGCTTGATTCATTTTATTTTGACCATAACTCTGGGCTTGATTCATCATGTCATTGCCTTGATTCTGCAAAGATTCGCCGTATCGGTTCATTCTCTTTTGCATTTTCTTGCCGTATTTTTCCATACCTTGCATTACATTTGGCTGAGGTTGTTGTGGTTGACCTTGTTGAGGTTGCATACGATTACTTAAGAAACCTTCAGCAGCACCAGCCATTGCACCAGCAGGGCCACCCATTAATCCACCAACAAGAGCGCCAGGAATCATTGATGATAATGCTCCGCCGCCGCCACCATTTCCATCACCGCCCATGCCAAAAGCATTCCCAGCACCACGGATAGCACTCTTGCCAACACGTGTTAATCCACGAACACCATGACTTATATTCCGGCCAACGCCATGCATGAATTGATTGAATCCATAATATTCAGGCATATTTGTATGAGGATTAACAGAGCCGCCATTTAAGAGATGATCCATAACACGGCGTGTATGTGGCGCTAAGAAAGCAACTTCCGTATCACCATTCCGTCCTTTTGTGCGCAAAACATCTGATTCTTTTAAGAGATCACCAATACGACCGCCTTTAGCATGTTCTTCATATTGCTTTTTTATATAAGGCTCTTCACCTTTTATGATGTCATCAAGTCGTGCATAGTGACGTACTTTCGATCCTTTAACATTCGTACGGCCGCCTTGGATTTCGTCAAGGACTTCGAGTTCTCTTGGGCTAAAATGTGCCAAGACCATGTGTTCTTCTTTTTTCATAATGTTCTCCTATTATGCTATGCCTTGAATGAATGTATATGCCCACTTTTTCCAATCAGATTTGTTTGGGAAAGAATGTTTGTCGGGTGTTGCGATATTCGTTAGATTATTAACCATGATAAGCGATGAAGCCCATTCACGCCACTTTTCCTCATCGAGAACAGTTGGTATTTCAAGACGGGGAATACTTCTGTTTAAGTCGCATGCCCAATTATAAAATGTAATGTGTTCTGGAACCGTGATTGTTGTCATGATGTTGGCCCTGGTCGTTGATCGTCTGTTACGTTAATACGAGCCATTGTCTTACCAAATAAGTAATCACCGTCAATTACATTTGAGATAAACTTGAACGTAAAGAATGATCCTTTGACACGAACCGTCTTGAACTCAGTATCTGGATCAAAAGTAAAATCATCTGAATAAGTTGGCGTTGAATTTGGATAACCACGTGTTATAACCTGCATGATCATCGTACCTGTCTGTTGAACATCGGGCGCAATCATATCGACCGAACACACTTGGCTCTGAGGGTCTTCCATCCACATGTTGTTAATATTTGTTGTAAACGTTGAGGTAATTGGCGTTGATTCTCCAAAGGCCACTTTGTTTACACCACGTTCATGCATCCATAAAGGATATAGAAAACTGCTTCCATAAGGTTCTGGCTTTGAACTCGACATAATCGGATATTGGAATTGTGAAGTTGAAGCGACCGCAGAACAACGATCGATTTGGTCTGTGTCAAACCAAGTCTGATCTTGGATATTATAAATGATCATGTGATTATTTTCGGTCGAGTCACCATATGGAAACAACCAACAGATCTCACCGAATTGACGGTTTACAAATCCCCATACTTTTTCTTTATAAGGTTCGTTCAGATTCTTAAAGAACCAGTCCTTGTTCGTCGTATTTGGAAGTTCAGAAACCGTACCGTTATAGATATAGAAGCTGTCATTACCAATCCAGAAGAAGAACGGTTCATAGTTAACGACACAATTTGCGGAAAGGATCGTACTTGTTGTTGATATGTAGCTTGCCAAGAAATTTTGATCTGTCACATACGTCAATTTGATCACTGAATCAAGTGACCAGAGCAAACCCGAAGCCGTATCTCCAGCACGAACTGGCGCAGCATAGACAATCTTTGACGTTCCAATTGTGGTTTGGTTATCAACAGGCCAATTAAAGAAAGAAAGGCCGTCATTCCAGAATATCCGGCCATTGGAGCCATAAACAATAATGAACGATAGAAGAACAAATACACCGCCTGTTGTCTCAATTGGATTCAATCCATCAAGAAGTGGTGCAAGTGGTGTTGAATCATCAATCAGACCATAATAGACTCTTCCTGGTACTTCATTTGCAATATCAATATTGTTGGGAGCAGCCGTTGCAAGAATGAATATATTATCCACATTTACTGTTGAAAAGACCCATGTGTTTTCTGGGTCAACAACAAATCCTGCAGGCGTACGGTCAACCGGAGACGATGTTGTCCCATCAGGAGATACTTGGATATAGTTAAGCGAACTTGCTCTGCCCATGTAAACAAGGACTGAACTTGTAAAATCATAGCTAAATAAATCCCGGACAATCTCCTGTGTTCCAAAATGGAGAACTTGATAGCCACCCATCTTTTTGGCACGCATTTTATAAAAACGAACCCAAGAGCCATCTGTACACATTAATGTATCAAAGGAAGTTCCATCACGTTGGATACCCGGTTGAGGAGAAACATCAATGTATAATTGCCTACCCATACGCCCTCATTATTGAATAGATATTAATTCCGTCTTGTTCATATGAACCAGTTGTCACATTAACGTTTGTTGCGTTAACCGTAAGAGCCGAAATGACCCCTGAGAATGTTGCATCTGTTCCTATAATAAGGCCTGTAAATGTCGCAGCTGTCCCTATAATCGGAACTGTAAATGTCACATTTGCATTGTTTACTGAAACAGCGGAAACACCATTTGCTTTTAAAACAACGCTTGTTGTTCCTGTGTTGTAGATAACACCCGATGTCGTTGATGACGTGAAGCTGTATCCATTACTATCCGATGGGATAAAGATCGGCGAGTCAATTTCTGTTCTTCCTGTCTTGAAGAAGGCAACAGCAACACCACCTTGTGTAATTGAAAATGCACCCACATTAACGCCACCAATTGTATTCCGGTAAGCACCTGTTGTTATATCATTTGCAAAACTAATTGATGGGTCTGCAGCCGAACCATCTGCAAAAAACAAGCTGTCCACATCAAATACGTTTGGTATGTTGTAAAAATTACTGAGATCCGTATATCCGATTATACGGTCACCATTCTTTGGAATTCGAGAAGAGAAGGACGTTGCTCCTGAACCAACTTGTACTATAACATCATTTGTCGTCGACGAATTCTGTAAATAATATTGGTTTACAAAGTTGGATGGCAAAGCGATTGTAATATCAGGATAAAATGGCGCACCTGAACTTCCTGTGAAATTCAGAATCAAGTTTCTGGCTTGCTCTTGTGTAATTGTAACCACATCAGCAACAGCACTACTTAGAGGAACAATGGCTTCTGTTACGACATTGGTGAACTGTTGACCAAACCCAAGTGTGTAAAACCCAGACGTTCCATTGCAAATAAAAGTTGCGGACTCATTTGCTTTGATTTGAAATGTTGGCCCACCATCAATTTCATCAGCACCATTTGGTGTAACGGTGATAATTCCGCTTACGGTTGATGCATTATGAATTGAGAAGTTATACCCGTTTCCAAGAGATGCTGCCGATAAACAGTTATACGTTCCATTACCACCCGTCCATACCAAAAGTGATCCACGGTCGCCACTTGCTTGAGTATAGTTAGAACCACTGAAAGTATTAATACGTTGGTTCATCTTAATGTGGGTTGCGAATGCCGACAAACCGCCATTGTTCTGATGACCATTGCTATCGGTCGATGTATCAATCAGAGAAGCAGCCGTTGCGGAGGATGTTGTGGCACCTAATTGGATACTCACCCATGTTCCATTGTCGGTAAGCGTAAGATAATACGATTGAGTTGTCTCGATATCTGCTTGGATATTTCCACTAGCATCGACTACGAATATATTCGCAGCACTTGAATTAATGAAACAGATTGTTTGACCGACTGATGTGACTGTCGCATCTGGCAAAAATATATCATAATCATCATCAGAATTAATAATTTGCACTGTTTGTGAGAAGGGATAAAGTGTATTTGGATTCTGGAATGGCCACTCCAGAACAACATCACCTGTCAGATCAAGTGCAAGATAGGATGAGAATGCAGGTTGAACGGGTGCATTGCTAAATTCATCGACGAAACCATTAAACGACATTTAGTCCTCCAGTAATATTGGCTGTTCGATCAACCAGACGGTTATCATTGTATGCATTAATTGCGGCGACACGTTCTTGATACATAGATTTAAACATCTCAGCATCGGCCATGTTATCAATGAAACGCATGGCTTTATCCATCGATGACCAAAACAAAGCATCATAGGCATTTTCAGTAATCCAACTGGTCTCATTAGACAAACTCAATGGTTGGATCTTCTGGAAATAACAAATCTCATAGTTATACGCAGCAATTGGTGTGGGTGAGATCAGAAAATAATTGAACCCATAATCCGTATAATATTGAGGCAGATTCGCAATTGGATTGCTTGCTTGCTTTGGAATGAAAGAACGGATCATTTCATAGGATGATCTTTGCAAAACTTGGATGCTATTTGTTGCATCGAGATATGAGAATGTGAGCGTTCGTCCCCAAAGAGCAGGCTTATTCACAATTCCACTATTGGCATTAAATGTGCCTGTGATATAGGTTTCATTGCCAAGTGTCGAACAATCAATAAAGAATTGTTGCTCTGCAAGTGAGATGAACAATGGGATATTATTGATAAATATTGTATCGGTACGATTCGCCCACTCTTGAATCGCCGTCTTTAACCCAGTATAAGTATTCACATTCGCCATTATTCATTCTTTCTATGTATAAGAAATATAGGATGTAAAACGTGTTAAGCCCGCGCCCACACCGGTTGATGTAATTACGAGTGAATTTGCAGCAGCGACTGGTTGAAAATAAAGCGGACCAACAAAGATGAATTGTTCATAGGGCGCAAGTGTCACTGTGTCGCTAATAGGAAAATCGGCCTCTAGATTTGGACGGTAGAAAAACCGAACCGTGTAGGTAGCATCGCCTACTGAATTCGTAACGATACTACTTGTAAGAAGTAACGTATTTACAGCATCAGAAGAAATCGGAATAGACGTTCCTGTTGAAGGTCCAGCCGGTAAATTTTTAAATGTACCAGAGAGTGTATTTGTTGATGGAACAAGCGCATATACAACAACGATACGAACAGTACCAGCGCCTGGCATGTCAATGTTGATACCCATATATGGCTTTGTAAGATAAAGAGATGATCCTTCAAACACATCAATTACATCAATTGCCGGAACAACAGAATTTGCATTACAAGAGATCGGGTGCTGATTTAGACCCGCAGCATCATCTGACGTGTAAAGAATGTAATTGAATCCAGAACCACCACCGCCAATACCGACATCTGACTGAATGGTCATTGACTTAATAGCAAACACTGATCCAATCGGTTGCACGGGATTTGAAAGTGCAAAATACTGGATCCCTGATGCGCCGGCGCCAGGGAGAGACAGTTCAGTAAAATATGTATTCTCAAGAGTCGCCATAATTATTCCCTATTGTGCGAGTGCAGCACGATATTGATCCATAAACACATTATCTGCCGGATATTGAGCACCTGTCATATCCTGCTCAACGAGATAAGGTGTCACATATGAAGTTATACTTGCGTTTACTTGCAAATTTACTTGCAAAGCTGCTGATGTTTGAAAAAATGGATTGTCGGCGTTGGCAGCATTTGAAACAGCAGCGCTAAGCTCACTATCTGTTCCATATATATAATAGTTCACAGATAACATTCGGTCACGATTAGGAAGACTTGCCTGTGCACTTAAGTTGATAATACCATGCGCATCTCCAGTTGTTACGGTCGGACCATATGCCGGATTCAATGGATCGGTACTGGTTTGACGCCAGATAAAACCAGGAGTGAATGTGTTCGTTGCTAACGCTGCACCATTCCATGTCAATGTTTGAATATAATTAACTTTTGGGACAAAATGAGGAAGTCCAAATTTATTCCCCCAACCAACTGAAACTTGAACTCCAGGAGATGCTGAGAAATAAATCTCATTTATCATTAAGAATGCTTTTGTAGCATATGTATTTGCGGTTGTTCCTGCTGCAATTGCTATTTTGTTGATTACAACTTTAAAGTTATTATCAAGACCAATAATATAGATATCTGTAGCTGCAGAAGCGCCCGAAAAACGTATTAACGGGACACGAAAACAATCGGCTACAACATAAGAATTATTATCACCAATAATTGCTCTGTTATTAGTTCTAAGATTAAGTGCATAAACAATTGTTGGCGTTTGAGTCGCTTGATCAGGCAATATTACAGTGGTCTGATATGGGGTTTGTGTCCCAGAACCGCCGCTGCTATTCCCTGCAATAAGGTCAGTGTCCAATTCCCATGGGACAATATTATATGAATAGTTGTGTTGCCCATAAACACCTTTTCCAGTAGGAGTTTTATATCCTGTTAGATCCCATGATAAACCGTTTTCGAGATACGTTGATTGCGTCTGATTTGGGAAAATCCGTGACATAATTCCCTTCCTTTCAAAAAATTACTATTTCATACAGTAAGTGTAAGTATGTTTAAAAGCCTTCAATAATGATGAATCCAGTGCTTGCTACACCTGTAATTGTCGTTTGAGTTGTTGTTACGACGTTAATATTATCTAATCCATCTGATGTAATAATATTTGGGGGAACATGTTGGAATGCTACAGGGAATGTAACAACAGCAACACCATTTAGCGCACTACAATGAATAATTACTTTTTTATATGTGGTTCCTTGAAAAGGCATATTCCATGATACTGAACCTGAGACAGAACCACTTACAACGGCAAGCGCCTGATTATTATTAATAGCTCCATCAACATCGAGATTATCATCAAATGTTTGGTTATTCTTAAAATTTGCCATGATTTAAAAGTCCTATTAATTAAGGGGGAAACATGGGAATCTTTACAAATCACATGCTTCCCCGTTATTAGTATTTATGAATATACAACAGTGTTGTATTCAGCACGCCAGTTAATAGTTGTCGCAGCAACACCTGTTACTTGTACGATAAGATCGTCACCACTCAATATTGCGTCAAATGTAGCCGCTGATTCAGATGAAACAATAACAACAGGATTAGATAGAGCTGCAGCAGCACCACCTGCACGACGTGCAGTTATTGTAAAGGTACCACCAACAGCAGCTGTATAAGCTGAGTCAGCAGCAGCTACCATACCAGTCAATGTGACAACACTACTTGCTCCAACTGGAACAGTTAAAAGAGCTGCAGGAGTAGCATCTGTTGTTTGAACAGTTACACCTGGGTTAAAAGCAACAGGCGCCCATGAACCATTACCTGAAACATCTGATGTAAGTACATAACCTGCTGCTGGAGCTGCTGATAAATTAAACGCGTCTGCGATTATCGCTTCAAACGTTTGGGTATTTAAAAAAGTAGACATATTATTTAACTTTCTATTTTGGGTTAAATTAAACGCTATAAACAATAGCGCTATCCATTAAGGATTGGTTTAAATTATTTTAATGTTTTGATGTAGAAACCGTTCCAATCAACAAGATTTGAACTAATAGTCGAACCTGTTGCTTGAATAATTAGATTCGTACCGCTTCCAACGATATCCAGCGTTTGATCTCCATAAACAGATGTTCCACTGATAATAAGTGGTGTACCAAGTAGAACAACCGATCCAGTATTTTCAGCCACTGCAAAAAACCAACCGCCAGATGATTCAGGAGTTCCTGCACCTCTTGATGCGAATTGACCTGTAATCGTAATTGTTGTGCTAGGAGGAACAGCAATTGTTGCAAGAGCTACAGGCTCTGGTGCTGGAGTTATTCCCGAAAATGATATTGGGAAATTCGCCCCATTAATCAGTGTATCCACATAATTCTTAGTTGCGGCATCTTGTGGATTTGTTGGGTCAAGCAAGTTTTCGATCTTATGTGCGTTCATATTGATCGTTCCAGAGACAACTGACAATGTTGGAACAGTAACGTTGCTCGTAAATGTTTTTGCGCCACTTATTGTTTGAACACTTGATAAGTTGACCGCTGTCCCAGCTACAGAAGCAACTGGGATTGTGCCAGCAGTAATGTTTGCACCGGACATTGTTGGCGCTGTTGTTGTTGACAGAGTTGAAACAGAACCTGCGGACGTTGAATACACAAGACCTGTTGAAAGTATGCCAAGGTTTGTTGCACCTGTGAGATCTGCATCAGCTTGAGTTATGACAAATGGGCCATCAGCAGGAGCCAATGTACCCTCAACGTTTACGGTCACATTCGCTTTTGTTCCGCCATCGGATCCAACAAACGAAGCTGTTGAGCTATTAACAAAGTTAACGGTATCATAAGGGGTTCCAATATCAACGCCATTTACTTGTGTTTGATGGAATTGTAGCGTTGTGCTTGGAACAACAGAAACGTTAACAATACCGCCTGGCGCACCTGAATCATCAACTGCTATTGAGTTATTACCTTGCAAGACAACGGTTACCATTGATGATGGAACACCAGGAACGGCAATCGCAATAAGACCTGCTGTGCTTAATTGAGCAAGACTAAGCAAGTTACCTGCTGACCGAACTTCGAATTGACCGCCTGCACCGCCATCAAGCACTTGTAAACCATACTGAGCTTGTGCAATTAAATTCTCACTGGCTTCTAAGCCTAAAGAAGGGTCTCCAGAAACGGATGTTGTTGTTAAGAGTGGTGAGGTTGAGGAATCAAAAGCCATAATAGTCTCCTAAAGTGTTGTTGCTGCTATTGGATCTGAAAACGCACTCTGTCCTTGATTCTCTTCGAAAGAAGCAACAAACAAGGAATAAGTAGTTTTCGGTGCCAAATTGGTAATTGTGAAAAAGTTGTCTGTAATTCCCGGCTGTTGATTGGCCGTAAATGTTGATGTCCATGCGGCGACATAGTCAGTAGCAGCTTGAACAACTCCCCATCCGAATGTGATTGTTGTATCTGTTACACCGGTCACGATGAGATTGGATGGAACAGTTGGCACATTTGGGCGGATCAAGTAACGTGGGTTCTTGATTGGGAGTGGATCAGGTTTTAATCGGGGCGGGATCAATTGAGGATTAGGCTCATCGGCATCTTTGTAATGCACCATGAATCCACGCCATGCAAGTTTTCCACCAATATATTCCATCTGCTTAACCATATCGGTATGCATAACTGGAAGACCGGTAATATCATCTTTTGCCCAACTCTGTGGGTCATTCATGTCAACAACAGGGATCCGACTTTTATAGCGTATGCTCATAAGAGACCCAATCCAAACCCAACTTGAATGTCGACATTTTCAGTATCTTCTTTAGCCGCTTGTACGTAGGCTGTCTCAGCACTCATAATTAACGTTGGAACGAGTTCTGGCTTATATTTCTCAGCAAGTTTTGCGGCAAGACCAGCAGCAGCGGCTTCAAGGAAACGACCAACGACATTCACTGAATTGAAGAAATCACCCACATCTTGTATATACCGAACACGGTTATAAAATATGAACTGGAAGTTATCTGTCGGCACCGGCCATAGGTTAAGTGTTGGCATCTGAACACGATTCAACCAATAGGTCGAAGGGATACCAACCTGAGAATTGCTCGGGAATTGAAAGTAGATATCCCGTCCTTGCGCATTCATTGGCTGGCTAATATAAGGGATGCCAAAATAGATCTGAGCCACATCAAGTGTTGCGCCACCGGTTTCTCGAATTCGCCAGTGCACAGCTGTCTTAGTAAAGGGCAAGTAAAACCAATTAGTTTGATTATAGAAATACTCTATCTTTGGCGTCTCAAGGAGAGTGATCCAATCATCATCTCCTGGGCTAACAAGGAATGAACATTCAATCACAAGTTGGTAGAATTGTGTCGTTTGAGACATTACACCAACAAGGAGAATAGGTTGGGCGCTCGGATACAAATACGATATATTGCCGTCTGGTGCTGTCTGCTGACATGAACCAGTGACCGTGGTTGTAAACGGAGCGCCCGCATTCCCGCCGGCACTAGAGGACGCAGCCCCGCCGAGAATCCGATTGGCATTTGCCATCTTTGCTTCCAAGATCTTGGATGTATTTTCAGGTAGGTTATAAACAGCTTGATTCGCGACAACTTCAATCACACTGAGTTCAACAGTGAACAAGTTCAATCCACGGTTAATCCAATGTGAGAACAGGAAATTCAATGAACGGCGTGCTGCTTGATATTTCAATCCATCTTCAGCCCAATTCATAATACCACAGCGTTCGAACGCATCACGGATGATGAGATCGGCGTCGGTATATTGAAAATTATACTGAAGAGAAGTTGCCATTATTTACCTCTGTTCATCATGGGATTGTATCCATTTGCAACAGGCACGTTATGACTCAACCGTTCCCTATCTTTTGCTTTATTCGCATCCATAGAGGCTTTTCTTGCTTTCTGCGCATCCATAGAATTGACATCACCACCGTCAGCATATTGACGATCCTTACGACCAGGCATTCTCTTTTGATCCCAATCATCATGGAATCCAGCTTTTGAATAAACGCTTGAACCACCTTTGGCATACATATCACGTGGCATAACTGCTGTGTGCATTCCACCGTCGGGATTACGTTTCATTTCTTTTTGTGCGCGGCTACCTTGCATTAATATCGAGCTCCTTGTTGTAGAAGGGTTACAGTGATTGCCCCAAATCCAATATCTGTTGGATCGGAATATGATATAACGGTTCTGAACGCAACAACCGGGACGTTTCTCATAGAGATAATTGTATTATCAGTGATA